TCATTATTAATTTCTTGGTGGTTCTGGTTTATCTAATCTGCTATCTTTAATAGACATCCAATAATGAGTCCAACGGCACTTTTCGTCTTCAAATGAATACCAGCCTTCGGATGATCCATATTTTTTTCCATTAGGGTCATCTTCATAAACTCGACAGCCTAATAACACCTCTCTATTTCTCCAATATATCCATACGACTTCAAAAGGAGCTGGGAGAGCATCATAAACGTTTGTCCAATTCATATTTATTCGGGAGGTAAAGTCGGCAATGGCATCCAGTGGGTCGGTTTAGCTATAGTGATGAAATGCGCAGCAAATTGATTTTTGGTTTCTTTATCGTAGTCTGGATGACTAGCTAAATATATATTTATATTATCAAAAGTATAAGCTACCCATTGCCTTTCACCGTCTGTAACTAATACATCGGTGTAACTTTCAGGTTTATTTTTATTATCGAAGCATTTACTCCATTCCATTAAACATCTCCATTTGTTTTTGAGACGTGTATTGTGCAGTATCTAGTCTTTTAGTTGCAATCTCAACATATTCTTTTTCTTTCTCTATGCCAATGAAGGAGATACCAAGCTCTTTACAAGCAACACCAGTGCTTCCGCTGCCCATGAATGGGTCTAGGCATATTGGATTTCCGGGAGGTGCTAGAAGGGTGATTATGTATTTCATTAAAGAAATAGGTTTGACAGTTGGGTGAGTGTTTTGATTAGTTTCAATTCTTTCAAATTCAGGTTCTGCACATATGCAAGGATTATGATCTAATTTTAATTTATTGCATTTTTTACATCGATAACGTCCATATCTATGCTCTGAATTTTGATTGATAGTTATTCCCTCAAGCCCTTTATTACGCTCACTTGATGAAGCTTTGGCACAATAAAAAAATCTTGAAGCTCCACCGGAATCATTATAACCAACATCTTTTTTAATTAATTTATTATCTAGATTTCCGTAAATAGAGTTACCGTAATTTCCTTGGCCTCCTGTTGATTTTAAATTTCCCGTCATTTTATCCAATTGCTCGGCACTTTCTTCGTCTAGGATTAAATTTGAAGGCCATCGTCCGTTATTCAATTTTTCTATATCATGACCAACTCTTGCCCAATTAATCGATCTATCCTCTGTTCCATCTTCATTTTTAGGATAATCTGCTTGATTAGTTCGTTTTGTTGCTCCTTTAATTCCTATACGCGAAGAATCAATATTTATTCCTGCCACACCCCATTTCTCTGCATTCTGTGCAAAAGTTCCATCAACAGGTTTCATGGCAAGTGTCCAGCCTTCCCATGCAGGTTTTAAAGCTGTGCCATAACCATTCCACGATTCACCAAGTTTCTTTCCAAAATTATTAGATTTAGGAAATCCACTTCCAAAAATATGTATTATCATATCCCTAATGATCCATCCTGAATCCTCTACAATTGAAGTTAATCGGTGCATCATTCTAGGGAGTCCTGCACATGCCATATATGAACCAGGCTTACATATTCTTAGCATTTCCTTCCAATATTCAGGAGGTGGTATTTGCTGGTCCCAGTGCTTGGACATGAACGAAATTCCATATGGACTGTCTGTAACAATAAAATCAATAGAATTATCTTCAATTTCTTTCATTGCGAATAGGCAATCATTGTGGATAATTTTATGTGTCATTTAAGATTTTCTTCTCTGTTTTCTTGAGCAATTGAACAGCATTCACATAATGATTCCCAAGACGGCCTGTTAAATGTTTCCATGCATGGTAATGCAATGAAAAATTCATAAGCGGTTTTCACGTCTATATCTTCGTAGCATTCGTTTAATCTGGGAGCATATTTGTCATAAATTTCCTTTCGGAGTTTTATTATTTCTTTGTTAAATAATTCATAAATATATTGTTTTTCATTTTCCATTTTTTTATCTCCCAAACGATCTGGAAATTTGCCCAATTTGATTAATTGGAATTTGTTTAGGCCCATATCCAGCCCGTAATTTTATTTGTTGAAGTGATTCTTTCGTCATTGATCCTGGGCCTCTTCCATATTCATTTCTAGCCCGTGCTAGATATCTCATTGAATCCGCTGAATGACTACTCCAATCATGCAACGGTGAATCAGAATACACTTCTTGCTTTTCATTATATTTTTTGTGGTAATTTTCAAGGCATTTGATAAGATGCTTACAATTTTGCTCATCAAAGAATGCTATTCCGATCAATGCTCTAACTGCTTCAATACCTGGTCCTATATCGCTTTCTCTTTTTAAAACGGTTGTTTTAATACCTAACTGATAAAGAACATCTTGATAAGACGAAGATTTGGCATCTTCAGAGGCTGCATCATGGGGTACATAATGTGTGCCATATACATAAGGTTTATTTTGTAGTATTTTGGCAAAATAGCTCATTTTTTCGCCATTGGCTTCTACATGGTCTATTATTCGACACTCCCCTCCGATATCCTGCCAAAAGGTTATGGCTGTAGAATCACGCCAACCCAAATCCCACGCGGTATGCACTGGAGAATTAGTATTATATGGAACATTGCATATTCTTTTTTCTTGATAAGCTTTAGCAATATCTTTTCCATAATAAGAGCCTTCAACCCCCCTATCAAAACTGCAATAATATTCTTGTTGCATGTGTTCATCGCTGAAACCATTTTCAATTTGAATATTTTTAACTTGATCGTCTGTGAGAACATTTGTGTCTTTTACTGATAGCACTTCGCAGAACCAATTTTTATTGCTTCTTGCACTTTTTACAAGTTCATAAAAATGGTTCTTACCTCTAGGTGTAGAAATAAAAATAGCATATCCACCATTGACTTCAAGTATAGGAGAAAGATAGGCCCAAGCGGCTGGTGATTGTATTGCATATTCAGAGAATATGATAATTTTAGGGTTACTACCAACAAGGCTGTCGATATTATCAGAGCCAATAAGCTGAAACATAGATCCATTAGTGAACCTTATTTTCATTTCTTGGCCATTTTTGGACTCTATTAATTCTTTGGGAATATAATCAAGGATGCGTTTACCATCATTTGTGGAACTATCCCAGATTACTTTTTTGGCTTGTGAATATGTAGGAAGAATATGAAAGGCTGTCCATCCAGGGTTTAACAATAATTGAAAGATGCACCAGTTGAAAGCTGTAACATCTTTGCCCCCTCGCCTATGAACGCACCAAACAGCACGCTTGATACCACTATTTAGAGCCTTTATGATCGGTATTTGATAGTGTCTCGGTTGAAACTCCAGTTGCAATTCCGTCATTATTAACTCGTATAGTATAATGTGTGTTTGAAGAATTTTCTTCTGGTTTATCCCACCCGAATTTGTTTCTCATAAGCATTTGTAAGCACGGTACGCTTGCTTTATCATTTTCACCAGTAGCAGTTTTTTCTACCACTTCTTCCCAGTGTGCTAACCCCTTACAATGTGCTAATTCTTTTTTTATAGGGTCGAATTCCGTTTTATCTTTTATATATTTGTAAAACGTTTCCCACGTGCATGTGAGGCCATCTTCATCAAACCACCATGATTTGACGGATTTACCTTTTGAAATGTGTTTACAAAAGCTATCATAAGCTCTTTGACGTACTTTTGGGTCTTTTAATGCTACAGCATTTTTGTTACCAGGTACAGACATGTTATGAAACTACCTTTGCAATAATGTTAGATTCATTAACAATTGTATATTTTATGCCTTCGTAGAGTATTTCTGAGGTGGAATAGGCAGCTATTAGTATAATGTCAGACACTTTTACTTTTGTTACTTCATCACCGATTGCCAGTACTTCATAAGCCTGAGGTGATTCGTCTTTAAGAATTAGCACAGATTCTTTTTTTGGTCTGACGATAGATTTTATGATAATTCTTTTGTCGAGTGGTTGTAGCATGGTTACCTATTTGTATATATTAAGTTGGAGCATGAGAGTTTAGAGGCTCATGCTCCATAATTGTGGAATTAACCACGCACTAATCTTTTCTTAAAAAATATATCTATATAATAGGAAGTAATTTAATTCAACACTCGATTCTTTTTCTTGTATTTAATTTACCATTTTGGTAAATTATAGATATTGAAGCACAAATGAATGTCGCTTAACATCAAAAGTAAAGGAATAAATAAAATGAAATACAATAACTCACAAAAAATTGTCTCCGAAATATCTGGATACGATCATGAAAACGATTTTACAGGTGTTAAAAATGATTTATATTATGAATGTAATTCACATAAAGAAAAATTGAATTTTATCGTGGAATATTCAAAATATGCCGATGATATTACATGTGTTAATGAAGATGAGGCGGAGAAAATTTTAGCAGTTTTAGATTTAAATTCAAACTCAAGTAATGACCATTATCATGCATTTATTGAATTAGGAAAGTTTTTAAGCTTTTTAGAACTAGAAGAAATTGCCTTAGATTTTGATAAATATTGCGAATTTCACGGTGGTAATAATTTAGAATCGGAATCGGAGTTTTACGATGATCAAGATATTGCTGGGAGAATTGAGTATTTAAGAGGGGCTATCAATGGCTAAAAACGAATGGGCAAAGGGTCGTAAAGACCCTACCTTATTAGTGCGTCTAGATGCTGATATTCACCAAGGAGCCAAAGAAGAAGCTAAAAAATCCAAAATGACATTAAAAGCGTGGATATCTGAATGTATTCGAAGCTGTTTGATCATTAAAAAAAGTTAATAAATTGTCATTTAAATAGGATTTTCTTATAGTTTTTGGTCGAGGTTTTTATGATACTGCAATTAGATTTATTTCATGAAATGACTAGTGTTGAAGCATTAGAAGAGCGGATGAGAATGCTTGAAAAAACTAATGACAAAATGAGAAAATCTTTATATGCCAAGCATGGCGTATTATGTAAGCAATATTTGGAATTGCATAATCGTTTTGAAGTTTTGGAAAGAATAATTTGCAAAGGAAAATATGATGGATTGTGTTAATCGAAAAAAAATTAAGAAAGATTGGAAAAATAATAAAAATTTGAAATGGATTGTGACATTAATTTTAGTGATAATCAGTTTATTTTGTTATATGAAAGATAAAGGATATTGTCAAGAGTATAGAATTCCATATGATCAAGAATTCTTATTTGAGAAATATCAAGGACGAAGTAAATGGGAAGCAAAGCCTGGACGAAATAATGGAGTATCGGTTAATCAAGTTCAAAAATGGCAAGATGAATATGATCATCATCATTTTCATGCTGTAAGAACATATCAGGATGCTTATGAGAGAGTTTGGTATCTCCCTAATGTGACTTGGCGACAAATAGGACGAGATGCTTGGGTTGCTGCTTGCTCATCGGTGGGTGGTAGTACAATAAATTCCAGATTAGTGATTGCATTTGCAACAGCATTATCAAATTATGGTTTACACTGCATTGATGAATGGGAATATATTGAAGAAAAATTGAATTGGTCTAGATATCATTTTGACGAATGTGCAAAATATGCAAAATTATTGAATCGATAAAAGGGAATTAGCTCAATGGTAGAGCGTGGTTAGTTTGTAGAATTTCTCACCAAGGAAGAGGGTTCGATTCCCTCATTTCCTATTTTAAAAATAAAGTTTTAGGTTAATATGGCAAAGCGAAAAATATTTGAGCCAAAAGAGTGCAAAAAATGTAAAAAAATGTTTGTGCCTTGGAATACTCCTCAGGTTTATTGCAATAATCCGTGTGCGACACATAAAAAAAAAACTATAGCAGAATTAAATGCGGGTTGGCTAATGAGAGATGAGGAAGCAATAAAAAAAAATCAGAGAAAAATGCGAGGAGATTTTCAAATAAGAGTAGTTCCTAAAACTCAATAATAATTTTAACTCCATAAACTTTTGATTTTACTTGATCGTATTTTATTTCGATTTGATCGGAATCATCTGCTTTACCCGGTCTATGATCGCCTGTAATTTCAGCACAAAGTTGATCATTCAAATATTTCATACTAATTGGTAAATTATCATGTTTATCAAGAAATTTCTTTGCGTATCTAATGTAAGTAATTTTGCAGGGAAGTTTGATTAAATGCTTATGTTCTAGAATGGCAAAGAATATAGCTTTCTTTTGAGCTTTATGCCGCTTGTATTTTTTTTGCCACGGTTCGAAACAATTTGCCTCGCTTACAGTTCTTAAAGGAAGGGTTAAAATTACAGTATTATTTTTAAATACAGATCCGAATTCTAAAACTGGCGCGATGTCAATTTTTTTGATAGATTTCGCTGGTTTTTTCGAATTCTTATTTAAAACCTTCTTCTTTGCTTTATTTTCTTTTAAATGACTCGACATAGTACCCCCTTGCTTTTTACGCAAGGAAGGTGGTTTAAAACGCGAAATTGAGGCATTCAGAAATAAAGATTGCTCCTCAAAACGGCAATTGCTCATTTGCCGCAACCTCACTCATCGAAGTGGGTGCCGCTTGAGCTAATTTAGCCATCCCATGCGGGTAATAAGCCCCTGCTTGTGATTGCACTGGTTGCCCTTTATGAACACTTTGTTGTGTTTGGATGCGATTTACACTATCGCGGATATAATCTAGCAATTCTTGTTCATCATCTCGGCTGTCGAGTTGCACGCATGGAATATATTTTTTATCACCCATTGCATCGGTAGTTGTGTAGTTGTTGGTGCAGAAAAAAGTACCGCTGCCGTCTTTTGTTTTCACATGTTTAAAATTAACAATAATTTTTCCGTAAAGTTTTACTTTTGCAATGCCGAGCATGTATTGGTCTGTAGGTGTAGGTGTGTATGATTTAAATTCAAAATTATTATTATTCATTGGTATTACCTAGGTTTTTTTTTGATGTTTCTTGTTTTTTTTCGAAATCTTTTATAGAGTTTTTAACATTTTCTTGCAGTGATTTATATTCCTCTTCTGCTTGAGAAATGAAAGTCATTTTATGACTCCAAATCAAATCATGCAATTGTTTAGCCAG